CCATATCGCATAGCATACTTTATAATATTTCCTATACAAAATCCTTCACCATACTCAGCATCAATAATAACATCTGTAGCTTGATATTTCCCATTAGCATAATGTTTTTCATAGGTCTTATCTATGTATCTTTTTATTTGGTTTATTGTATTCTCTTCATTAAATTTATAGTCTTTAGGTGTTATAACTAGATCACTGTCTAACATGAATCTTGTTCCATCATACATTATTCCCTCCACTTCTTAGGTAATGGTTGATAACCATTAAATTCATCCTTAAAATAATTTCTTAAAAATCCTTTAATATTTTTTGCTTGATAATAAGAGTCACGATCACGATATGTTCCGTCACTATATGCTCCACACCATTTTCCCTTACCTATTATATATTCATAAACATATTGTCTTTTATATCCCTTACCATCAAGTCTAGGTATAGCTTTACTAGTTAAAGTAACTACATCTTTCTCTATTTTGTAGTCTATTTTAGCCTTATCTAAAAGTTTCTTAACGCTTTCAATAGTTTCATTTTCAACCTGATATTCTTTTTTATTTACTTCAGAGAATACAAATCTTTCCATGAAGTCTTTTATATTTCTAGAGCGATAATGCTTATTAGGTAATCCCCTATCTATAAAAGGTGCCCATCGACCAGTAGTGTAATAGTAAGAATATCTGTTTCCAGAATAATATATCCAAAGCATTGTTGCGCCTTCTTTTAGAGAATACTCAACTCCTTCTAAAGAATCTAAATATTCTAAAACATCGTCAAGGGTTTCATTTACATTATGCCTAAATTTTTTCTCTCCTTTTGAATTTCTACCAACATAACTCCAGTTATACCCTTCTTCACTAGTTTTATCCGTCATGTCTACCTCCAAGATTTAGGTAAGCTCTCTTCACTATACCATATAAACTTATTCTTGTCTGCCCACTCAGCATGACTACGCTTTGTGCCGTCCTTGCGTTTCTTGGCTCCGGGCATAGGAGCTTCTGGCTTTTGAAATAAAAACACAAGCTCTGTATTTTTAGGCAGCGCCTTTCGGAGCCAGATATATTTACTATATTCTGCGTGATCCCAAAACCTTCCCTTTACTTCTAAGAGAATTAACTTATCTTCTATCTCTCTAACAAAATCTATCTCATACGTTTTCTCTATAACATATTTAATTAAGTCTCCTCTAAGTCTCCAGTTTTTTAGTAGATCCTGGTGTAATTTATATTCCCATAAACTATCATATCCTTTGGGAATATTCTTTTCTCTCGGTCTAATTTTTCTAGGTTTTCTTTTCATATTAGTGTATTACTGAATTTTTATCCCTATCTTTTAATTCTTGTTCAATTAATCTAAGAAGCTCTTTTAATACAGTAGAGTGAAATACGCTTATATCAACTTTATGTTCATTAAGTATGAATCCTAAAAATGCAATAAATTCTGTTAGGTCTTTAGGTATCTCAAGATCTTCTTCTAGATCTAGATCTATAGCCATACTATTCTCCTATATAATATAGTTAGTATTTCTCCTACTATAAATATAATTGTTATGATAATCTTTAATATCCTGTAATAAGATATTATTTATATTGATATTTTTTATTTTAATTATTTTTTTAATATATTTAATAATCCATTTAAATGAATAAGCTGATAATATCAATCTTTGATTAGCATAGATATGCGTATCAGGAGGCATGAGCCTTTGAACATTATTAATGTTAATCTTATCAGCTTCACTCTCAGGTACTTGTGATTGTAACCACTCTACAAGTAAATGTAAAGCTTTTTTTCTTATCTGTTTAGATTTTCTAGCGTTCATATAATAATCTCTTTTACTTTAGGCTTCTTAACAATCTTTGTAAAATATATTGGCCCTTTAGCGTAGTTAAATATTCTTAGTCCTTCGCCATCATTTATATTTTTATAGCATTTAATCTTATGCGGACAGAAGGTACACTCTCTAGGTAATTTTAAATTACCAGATAATCCTTCTGGTACTGGTTGATAACAAAACTCAGGAGGGTTTTTTCTTTTTACAATCTTTTTAATTGTTTTAATTCTAGATTTAATATTAGGCTTATCTAATTCTTGGGGTCTAAATAAAGTTATCTCTCCTGTTTCTTTATTAAGAACTAAGAATCCTCCCGCAGAAGTAGACTCAGCTTCTTCATAGGCTGATAGCTGTGCTAAGTAACCAAAGGGGTCGCTCTCTCTCAGGGAGCCATTCTTAAACTTCTTAAATGAATAACCAGAGGCTGTCTTTATATCGACTACTTCACCATCAATTATACAATCCATGTGCCCAACTATACCATCTACCGATACTTCTTTTTGTTCTCCCTCAACTTTATGTCCTGCTAACTTAACAAAGAACAAGAGTAATACTTCTGCTAAATGCCCATAAAGAAATTTAATATACAAACTATCTGGTATATTAGAAGAAGTCTTTTCAGAATTTAAATCAAACCACAGTTGCCTATCTGGTTTTCCTATGTTAGACATTCGTAATGTCGGCTTTGTATTAGAAGCAACAGATCTAGGAGTTGCCCATTCCTTTAAGGCACTTGCCATATTTCTACCAAACTCTTTTAATAAATGATCTGGTATTTCTATAGCTTCACCTTCTGATAATACAGAAATCTTTTTGTATATATCAGAGACTAATGTATTTAAATTTGTTTTCATATTGCTTCTATAGTTTTAATAGCTTTTGATATAGATATATTAAACCATTCTCCTTTGTAGGTTTTTGAAATCTTTTTTAATTTGCTATGTGCTTTTTGTTCTGCACTTTTCCTATCTTTAAATTTTCTGTTATAACATAATTTATAATCTCTGAAAGGACTAGATGTTTGATACTGATTACATCTATCTTTTGCATCAACTGCCATACCAACCTTTACCCAACCTTTCCAACAGGGATTATTAATAATGTAAACATATCCTTCTGTTGTGTTAGCATAACCTTCTAAAGAAGCAAAGGCTGCACCTTCAAAAGTTTTAAACCTCCCTGCTTTATGTAAAGGATGAGACTTAGGTATGTACTTACCA